TGGCACCGTTCAGTGCCATTTGATTCTGCATCATCATTTGTTGAGTATCCAACGGGACACCGGTGCCCATCGAATTTTCTTCTTCCATCTCGGATTCCATATCAATGATCTCCTCATCCGTTTGGCGAAGGATCTTACGCTTAACATAGTCTCTACTATAGTAAGTACCTATGTAGGGTTCAATCTGAACCATCAAATTTAAACGCTCGTTCATTAACTCTGCCTCTTTCAATTCGGCAAAGTGATTGTCATACAGATAATCGAACTGAATATGTTCAGACATCTGCTCCCAATCTTCAGGAGTGACAATGTTCTTGAGGATTAGTTGTGTCCTGAGTAGATCCAGAAACAGAGCAGAAAAACGCTTGCGGAGACGACCAACGAACTTAGAGAACATAAGTTCATCACGAAGAATCTCGCTGCTTCTTCCTAGATTAAAACCTCCGTCAGCGCCAATACGAGACTCAGGTACATTAAGACTTCTATAAAGTTTTTTCTGGAAATAATCTACGTCTGTCAGTTCACCCAGATTTTGTCCGCCAGGCAATGTTGAGATCTCAGTACCACGACCACCTTCGCGACGAGGCAACCAGAAGTCTTCCAACATGGACATGAACTTCTTGTCGTCTTTAATCTCACCGGTGTTAGCATCGTATACAAGTTTGTTACGATAACGACTCATGACATCGCGGAGATATTGCTCTGCCTTTACTTTTGGTAGATTGCCAACATCAATGTAGAAAATTCTACGCTCTGGCGCACGCGACATGCGATAGATGACCAGTGAGTCCTCAATCATTCTAAGTTGATTAAGAGACTTAATTGCCTTATGTAGATAAGACAATGTGATGTGCTTATTACGATCTACAAGACCAGAAGTAACATGACAGATGGCATCTTTGGCAATCCTAATGCCTTTGCCATGCATGCTTCCATACTTCTGTGCCGTGCCTTGAGGATAATATGTGTAGAACTCTACGACATCAGCATCTCTGCTTTTATTGGCATTCTGTAAATCCTGCATGGGAGGAGATACATTGCTTCTATTAGCATCATCTTTAGGTTTGATACGCATAAATTTAATTTTAAGCGGATCAATATAACGCACCTCTTTCAAACCTTCTTCAGGTTTTTTAAGGTCAATAACTTTATGATAGAAAATTCTTCCGTCAACATACCAGTTGCGGAAGATCTCATGAGATTTTTTGTCGAACTCAAGTGTATCTTTGATAAACTTAAATTCGTTTCTAATAACCTTCTTCAGACTCGCACTGGTTTGGAGGTTATCTAAATCAATTTCAATAGGACTATCGTTCAAATCTGAAACGATAGCTTCATTCACAACATGTTCAATAGCGGTGTCACACTCGGGGTGCAGCGCCATGTTGCGATACTTTCTGATAATGTCAAATTCAGTTTTGTAAACACCTTCGATGTCTACATACTGACCGTAAAAACCAGAAGAAAGGTAATAGTCAGACCCATCCTCGTCATTAGGAGTGACAGGACTAACTATACCTTTTGATTTCTGGTCCTCATCATCAATAGAGAATCCAAAAAGTTTCGCCATTACATACGGTCTTTTCGTCTATTTATGATGTTAGACGATGGAGTTCTTTGTGTCCTTATCGAACGCTTCCCAGTACTGGACCTGCAAGGTCACCTGGAACTCTTCGATCACATCAGCATTATCATAACTTAGTTCAATAGCAGAAATTGAACTAGGCCAGCATCCCTTCATTCTGTAAGAACGAAGAACTGGCAATGAGTTTTTATTCTCCTCACCAGTCTTATCAAGTGTATTACTGCCACGACCTAGTTGGTGGACAACCCAATCTGCCTGATAATCTGCTGGATTTACGGCACCAGAACCATCAGATACTTTGAGAATAAAGTTTGACCACTTCTCAAAAGCTTCTCTGATGTTAAAGTCACCATCGTTCAAAACTGTGATAGTCCAAGGATCAAATCTTCTATCACCAGCAACTTTTAGTTGGCGTCCACGGAAGGGGACTACAACCTCAGCTACGTTAGAAGCAGGGAGCTGTGCTCCCTTAATCATCATGCGAAATTTATCGTCAGATTCAATAGTATTAATAGGAGCAATATTCTTAATTGGTCCAGGAAAATTGAACTCGACTTCAAATAAATTAGGACGAGCACCACCCTGAAGAAGACGACTCTTAAAACCGTCGATGGTGCGTTCACCGATTGGTGGAATGTTACGTGTTAATGACATTAGTGTTTACCTCCTGATCAAACTGTGCCGACTACTTCTGAGAAAGATACGCCCGTGCGGGTGGCGACGAACGTCAGACCGACGAAGTTGATCGATCTTGCTGGTTTTACAAAGATGTCCGCTACAAACTCATTGCGGTCAATAACATCTGGTGTGTTGTTAGTATCGTCACAAACAAGTAGGAACTCTGTGATACCACGTTTTGCCTGAACATCACGTAGGAATGGTTCTACGATGTTAACAAAGTTTGTTCTTGTGCCAGCATCATTGAATTCAAAGAGTTGTGCGTTAGCAGCACTCTCAATTGATTTCTCAAGAGTGATAAAGAGACGGCGAACGTTGATACGATCAAAGGCGCTATCAAATGCGAGAGCAGTCTTATCACCGAATAGAACTGTGCCCGAACCAGGAAGTGTGACTACCGGGTTGATTCTAGAACTATACAATTGATCTCTAGCATCCTGACCAGGATTGAATGCCAGTTTTACAGCGTTTGCTAGAGCACCACGAGTGGTGCCAGCAGGTGAGAACCAAGGGAACTGATTTACGTCAGTTCTTACCATCAAACCAGCGATGTCGTTAGACAGTGGAATGTAGTTGAATCTCTGGTTGAAGCGGTCATAAGCGTACTGATAACCACTATCAAAGATAGCATAAGATGAAGAACTCAAAGGAGCAAAGAACTCAAGCACGTTTGTGAGTTGAGTTGCTGCGTTGGTTACCCCTACAGTAGCACCTCTGTTAGGTGAAATAGTAGTAACACAATCCTTACGAACCTCACAGATGCTGATTAGTTTCTGTGCCTTCGCTTGCTCTTCTTCTCTAGATCTGAATGCGCTACCTTGTAGTAGGAAACGAATGTCTGAGTTTACAGGATCGGCAAGTTTGTCGTAACTGGTTAGAATGTCACCAAGACTTGCGTCATACTGACCAATTGATCCCTTGTAATCCTTACCACCCGACAATCTGTAGGATACAGAACCTAGGGAGTTAAAGTTTACATTTGCTGCATCCTGACCCCAAGCGCCAGCACCAGCGGCAACTGGAGTTACACCAGAACTGAAACCGTTTGCTAGAGGTTCTGTGTTGCGGAAGGTATCAGCAGCGTTCACTGGTGATACACCGGCAAAGATATACTCAGAGTTTTCTGCGAGGAAGTCTCTATAGTAAGCAGCTTTGTTTGGACTTACTTCAGTATCTTTTGCTTTAGACAGGTTACCGAACTTCTCAAGAATGTTATTGGGAGTTCCAGTAATTTTTCCGTCGGAGTCGATAACAACAACGTTAAGTGCGTCGTTATTACCACCTCTTTCTGCTACGTAACCATTAGTTCTTGGTCTTGGTAGTAGAGTTCTCCAGGATACAGTCGTGGTATCTTGTCCGCCATCAGCGACAGATGTCAAAGCATTCTGTTGATTGTACCAATCAGAAGCAGATCCAGTGCTGGTAGTAAATCCTAGAGCAGCAGCGACAGAAGAGATTCCAATCGCAGCGTTCTGGAATGACAGTTGAGAATTTTCTTGGTAGTTTCTTGCGGTCTCCAGACCAGCAACTACAACTGAGGTGACCTTAACATCAATGAAACCAGCACCAACCTTGGTGATGATACCCTTAAGATGATCGTTTACACCAGGAGTTCCAGTTGTACCGATACCGATGTTTGTACCACCCAGTTTTTGGGTTACCGCCATACCGACGACAACACCCTTGGTACCAATGGCACCGCCACCGATAGCAGGGAAAGCACCTGCGGTGTTAACACCTGAAATTCTTTGGTCGGCAGCGTTGTCAATAACGCAAACTTTTAGACCGTCACCCCAAAAACCAGGGTTCTTTGCGATCCAGTAGGCGCTTGTGATGCCTGTGAAATTGTTGTTATAGTTGTCAAGATTCTCAATGGTTAGACCAGCAACCGATGAGACTCCAACAGCGGCGTTAGAGTTGACTAGATCAGAACCACCTGCTCTAACAACATCTAGTTGACCACCATAACCTAGGAAGTTTGAGGCAGCATACCACGTTTCATAGTGGTAATCTGTGAGACCTGCTCCAGGACCACCGAAGACTTCTACTAGTTGATTTTCTGTAGTGATTCTGGTTACTTCATTAACAGGTCCCTGTTTGAAAGGACCGGCAATACCAGCGGCGACGTTGATAGAAGCGTTTACCCCGCCACGGGTTAGATCAACCTCTCTTACACTAATACCTGGGGACGATAAACGTAGTGCCATCCTAACTCCCGCATTACCCTTTTAGACTAAAACTATTTAGAAAAAGGGATGTTTTAATGGGGTGAACAATGCGTGAACCCTACCAATCAGGATATTCCCAATTTGAACGAACTTTCTTTTTTCTAGTGCTTGTAATTCTACTCTTCGCACAATCCTTACATTCATAAGAATATGCTGATGGTGTGGTTCTGTCGTTCTTGGTTCTATAAAAATCGTTCAAAAGATCTTTCTTCTGACCACATTTTCTACATACTCTTTCAGTAAAAAGTAAATGGTCTAGTAAAAATTGATCTTCAAATTCCATTACTCAAAAATCTCTGGTTAAGTAGTTATGTTTGGATTTTGGTTTTAGATGCTCAATGTCACCCCACCTAGATGAAAGAATTTTTTTAAATTTTATGTTCATTGCCTTTGCCATTGACATGCAAGTATCAACATCTTTTTCATTGTAATTGAACACAATGTATTGCCAGGTTGTTTTATTTCCCATAGAGGCACATCTCTTCATTATATTAAATAATTTTTCACCATCTTGATTGACTCTATACTTACTACTATCCGCAGGTAAACCATCAATACCGAATACCCATTCGACATCATGATTTTTAGTTATTAGAAACGCCCTGGTAAACCAGGATTGTGATCTAAAAGATGCCGCAACACTGATTACCAAACTAACATTTTTTCTAATAGCAATTTTTAGTAGATTGAAAAAGTCATCATGGTGTGTTGGATCTGATATTTGACCACACAAGGCAATTTTATCGAAGTAATCAGTTATCTTTTCCCATGACTCAATATCTATATCCGAACCAGGAATGTATTTACTATTATAAAATTTTTGCCGAATACAACCAGGACACCTTAAAGAGCACTTGTGTGTAAGATCGAGATTAATACTTTTCTTAAGAGTAATTAATTTTTTTGTGCTCATGTCTATCAGAACAATAATTTTTACAAGTTTCTGGTGCTTCTTCAGGTTTGTTAATTAAAACATCAAAAAACCCTTGCCACTCCTCAGATTCAATTATTGACTCGATAGAATCTACATTTGATAGTTTAAATTTATCTTTGGTAAGAATTTTGAATTGCCCTATTCTATTTGGGTGATCTACCCAACAACATGGTAGCAAGTATCCATCAATATTAAATCCATAACACTGCTCACCGTTTAAGCATTTTGGGTCAATCATTGAAATTCCCACATGTATGACATATCACCATACTCATCAGTCTTCCACAAATCACCATTAGAGTCAACTTCTCCATCTAAATCAGTTAGACCATCACTTATAAATCCAAATGGTGACATGTCTTGCTCAATCTGATTTTTTTGCTCTTCGTATATTCTCTTTCTAACATCATTATCAGTCATCTCTTTGAAGTAATCTTGAGCACACAACCATGCGAAGATAACCAGACACATCGCTAGGTCATCATTACATCCTTCTTCTGCTTCAAACGATTGGCGTTTTTGGATAAACGTGGTCAGTTCACTAATCATATCATAATCACAAAGAATCAATTTATCATCCTCAATCAAAGTTTTTAAGTTACTACAACCAACCTTCTTAACTGTGACACTCATCTTGACACCAAGTTGTGTCTTCTTACCTGAGAATCCTGTGCCAACAATTTGACCAGCACGTCCTCGCATAGAACACATCAATACATTCTCATACTCCAAATCAAACTGAATGATTGACGCAACCTGATCTCCAATATCATTGACCTCTGCTAAGATGTAGGCATTGTTGTACGCCTCAGCAGTTTCTACAATGATACTTGGGAACATCATTGGTTTGATTTCATTGTTTCTATATTTGCCAACCACTTTGTATGGAAACGAAGTGATATCAAAAATGATGAAAGCAGAGTAGTCCTTCGAGACACCA